TGTATTAGCTAAGTACAAAGTTAAAGGCTCTATCAGTGTTCGCCATAACAGCACTCTCGTAGTTAAAGTGACTAAGGGTGAATTAGATTTTAGCGAGTACATGATGCGAGGCGAATATCCTCGTAACTATATTGAGGTAAATGAGTATTGGATGGATGAACATTATTCTGGAATTGTTTTGCAGTTTATGGCTGAAATGATTGCAGCAATGAAAGGGGCAGATTTCTTTGACCACTCTGATTCTTCGACTGATTACTTTTACCGCAGCCACTACGTTGATTTAAACATTGGTACTTGGATTAAGCCTTACGTCTTTACTGCCTAACCTTAACCGGGGCTACGGCCCCTTGGAGAATATTATGGGAATTTACATTTACACGCTGATCGGTAATCGAGACATTAAAGGCACTAAAGTTTTCAAAGCTAACTTTTCTCAGCGCCTTAGCAATGTTGGAATGGATAGCAGCGGCACAATTAGCAGAGAAGATAATATTAAAGATAAACAGACTGATAGATTCGATACAGCGCCTTTATTTGTATTCGATTTCAAGCACCTTGAGATAGTTTATAAGAAGGTAAATTGTGACGGATATTTTTACGACTGCGATCATTTCGGAGAGCATTACGGCTGGTTAATGAAAGTTGGCCGGGCATACGAGGTAATCACTATTGCTCAGTTAGATGCCCATATTAATAGAACCACAGCGTTTAAGAACTTCGCTCACCTAATCGAGCAGACAGGGCCGAAATACAGGCCAACGATTAGAGCGCGTGACGACCGCATGAATGTGGTACTAGCCGACATATTTGATAATCACTATAACGAGAGTGGCCCTTGGATAAATCCAGAAACACACGAAATAAGCGATTTTTGTAGAGGTTGGGATAAGCAAACCAACTCAGCTTGGAAAGCACAGACCCAAGCGTACAGAGGCTAATCATTAATAACGGGGCTTCGGCCCCACGGAGAATATTATGAATATGAGAAAACCAACCAATGACTACGAGGCGCTAGTTCATGCGCTTGTGTTAGCCATTGACACAACAGTCAGTAAAGAAAAATCTGATAAATGCTTGGTAATAGCAGAAGAGATAGCGAATAGGCTTTCAGCCAGCGAGGTAGCTAAGGCGAAAAAAGAAGCGGAAGATACAAATACAATTAAAGAATTTATGAGAGATCCTTGAGCTATGACTGATAAGCATAATCTTAAACGTCAACACGCGTACCGGGATCGAATGAAAGAAGCAGGCTTTAAGCAATTCACTGTTTGGGCTCACTTTGAAGATACTCATAAAGTAAGGGAGTATTCCAACAAGCTAAAAGATCAGCGTTTAAATACTGCCGATAACGTAGGGCATAGTTGACTGCGGTTCATTCCAACCTACAGCAAAATACCTAAAAGCGTCCGCTCCATGACTAGAAAAATCATGGACGGGCTTTGATTTATATACCCGGTTAATCTCATCATATTCTTTATGGTATGTCGCCAGACAATCTAAACCTAATTTGCAATTCTGTTCATCAAACCAGCATCGGTTAAACAATGATCGTGCCGCCTGTATCCCATCCATAATTCCAATATTCTTAACTACGCTAAAATGCAATCCTAACTCCGCTGCTAACTCTAGCCGTGATCGTCCCGTTCCTAGCTCTCTAACTCTAATGTCGTGTGGAGCCCAGTGCTCATCATAAACATAAGGTTTATCTTTAAGCAGCTTGACATAAAACGCCAGCCCTTCCCCGGAATGTTCTTCGTAGTCTATAAATCTTATCTCTTTGCCAACGGATTGAGTGAACCAGATTGAGGTACTATCTGCTACCCCGAGGTCAAACCACGTTTGAACGGGTATAGATTGCTCCCACGGCACGTTTGTTATTCTACCCTCTGCCCTAGCTTGTCTCATTGAGTCGGCATAGTAAGCGCCCTTGTGGGCCGTCATACACTCCCCTTCCCAAATATGCTCATACAGGTCTGGATCAGTTTCTTTGAGGTAAAGGCGTTCTTTGTTTAGCTCGGTGGGGAACCAAGGATTGCTTGACCAATTCGCTTTAACCACGATTGAATCCGGGTGAGGTGAAATAACAAAGCGCTGATATGTATCGTCATGCTGGCGCATTGGATTAAATGACACCATGATCTGACTGCCGGGCGTTCTTATTGTCGGGATTAAAGTATCCCATGAAGATTTTGTAACCGCCTCAGCTTCTTCAACCCATACCCGGTCAATACCCTCCATTGATTTAATTTTATTAATGTTAGATCGCAACCCCTCAAATATAAACCTAGATCCGTTCTTACCTAGAATTTGAGTCTTTTGTATTTCAAAGAATGAAGATAACCCAAGTCGGTCAATGGTATCGGATAGTAATTGAATAACAGAATCAGAAACGGATCTTTGTATTTCTCGCGCACACAAGATCCTAGTCTTTTTTTTATAGGCTTCAATAATTAGAAGTTGAGCTATGGCCCAACTCTTCCCGGAGCCCCTTCCTCCATAAGCTATCAAAAATCTTTTATCAGAAACAGCAAACTCTTTAAAAACTGCTGGCATTTCAGTGTGAATTGTCACTCGGGAACGTCTCTAAAGCCAACCATAATGTCGGAATAAACGTCTAAGTTAACATCACCTGTCATTTCTATAGACTTTCTTTTAGGCGCAACATACTGAGCCAGTTCTTTATACATAGAGCCAGCTAATATTAAATCGTTTTCATCCATTGCCTGCCTAGCGATAGTCGCCATTCCTTCTATCGGATCGCAGCCAAGCTCTGCCAGTTTATCAATAATGTTTTGAGTCGGCTTGTTTGGGGTTCCTTTTACTCGGCCCCCGGTCTTAACTCCCTTTGCCATTTTATTAGCTCCTATCAGCTATGTTGGATAAGTTTTTCCCGTATTCTTCTATGTGCGCCATTGCCGCTGCAATTAATAAATCGTCTCGCTCATCCATCGGCCTATCTGCCAAATCTTTCATAGACTTGCAAAGTAAGGCAATAATTAAGCACCCTTCATTTACTGTGTCTTGGTCAAACTCGTTCATTTACCCTCGCTTGCTCATTGATTGCTCCAAGATTCTTAAACAAATTAATTGGTATATGAACTACGGGCTCAATATCAGCTATATCTCTAGTAGCTCTAGTGCGTCCACCCCAACGTATATTAATACTGCTATCTTCGACTGAATAAAGATAACGGAAAACCGCGTCTTTAAATGAGACAACGAAAATAAATGGCAATCCAGACTTTTCATGCAGATCAATGCCTGCGTTCCATTTACTTAGCGACAACATCACTGTGTCATACTGGTTAGATTTATGAGTGCGGCATTTAATCTCGACCCAACCAGCGGCCTGTCCTGAGCTTGTCACCATAAAATCTAGCCTGTAGGAAATAGGCAGTTTTTTAAAATCTGTACCCCACTTACTAACACAATGATTAATACACGCTGACTCTCTGTTTAAATCTTCTTTGCTCTCGTAAAGTTTTCGACTCATAACTTCCAAGCTTTCCTTAACCAGATTGATGTTATATCCGTCCCGGTAGGAACCCTATCCTGTCCTTCTCGGTGCATCCAATTGCCGTTTCTTATTGGAGTAGTAATTGCTTCTTCCGCTGTCCAGCCATACCTCAATCTGTCTGATAAGGTTTTCCAATTCATTTGGTGCTTATCCGCTAGTTCTTTAATGCCAACCTCCCGCCCGTCCACGTTTACTTTATGATTGCGGTCAATGGTTGCACTTCCATTTTTAAATTGAATGTTTAACTCCCAAGCTTGAGTTTTTAAAGTCGAATATTTCATTTCCAAAGCGTTAGCCGTTTCACGAAGGGTATAACCCCTTAAAGCGAATAGTTGCAAGATTTCTTTTGTCTCGCAGTTATAACGCTCACGCAGATAATTATGCTTGCGTCTTTTCGCCCGTTGATCCAAATCCACCAATCCCACGTTCTGTTTCATCTAGCTCATCGACCTGATCCCATTTAAAAGAAATAGTTTCTTCTAGCATGATTTGAGCAATTCTTTCTCCCGGCTCAATGTATTGAGTTACCTCACTATGATTCGCCAGCGATACGAACACTTGCCCGGTATAATCCGAATCAATGATACCCACCGCATTAGATGGGGCTAAACCCCGCTTATCTGCGATTCCTGATCTGGCGTAAATTTTGGCGCAATAACCAATAGGCACTTGGATATAAATCCCCGTTGGTATTAACTGATTAGTGCCTTGAATAATATGTTGTGATTGGCCTATTTCAGCAACAAGATCCATTGCAGCCGCCCCTTTTGATGAATAATCCGGGAGCGGAAACTTACCTGTGTGTTTAACTTTTACCGCAATCATTTTTTTCTTTACTGCCGCCATTGCTAACTCCAACTTTCAATAGTAATTTTTCCAGTAACGCCCTCGCTACGAAGATCGTATATGCGCTTAAACTCGGCTCGGTAATGCTTGGCTATATCTTTGACTTCGCGTTTTGCGGCCCGGCCTAAAGATGTGTCGTTAGATTTTTCTCGGAGAATATCAATAGCGCCTTGGCCCAACATTTCTAACTTATGCTCAGCGTGAAGGTTAGGCTGTGAACCAAGGTATTGGTGGCAGCCATAACAAAGCGCCTCAGCGTTTTCCACACAAAACCTTACTCCCCACTTGCCTCGCCCGTGAAAGTGAGAGCAGTGTAAGCCCATCCTACGACCCTCTTCGTAGTAAGTATGGCAGCGCTCACAAGTCCACTCTGCGGCTGATCTAACACAGTCAGAAAACGCCTTGTCTGCTGGCGTTCTTTTAATTGCCGACATTAACGACCTCTTGTGTTTCCCAATATAATTTCAAGCTTGGCTCACTCCATTTAACCTGTCTCTCACTGCCAAAGTGATATATATACTCAATACACTCACTCATCTGCTCGACCTCTAACTCCCGAGATGAAACGCCAATCATTATGACGTTACCTTCTGGCGTTATTGCTGGCTTTTGACCTTTGATGATGCCGCAAAAGAACTCCCGCCAGCTTTTCTCATTGGTTAAATTCATCCATTCAACTTGGGTTTGAACGTCCCGTATTAACGGGTGAAGCTTATTGTTTTGCTTAGGCGTTCTTAACGGACGGCTCAAGGTACAAACTACTTCCCCTGCAAATAACCCCTTGTTTATCATTTGAGATATTCGAGGAATTACATCGGCAACATTGTTATTCGTAACGCTAAAGATCATTTCGCTCATAGTGAGGTAGGCCACAATAAGCCACGCTTAACGCGATTGCTTGTGTCATTGCCCGCCTCAACTATTTTGTTTTTTTCCAATAGTTCACTGACGCGTCCAGTAACGCGATTGATTTCCCATCCCAAAGCCGCACTAATGTCTTGTCGTGTAATCGGGCATTTTTCTTTAATCACCCTTAAAACTTCAATCCTTGCTTGCCCAGTTACCGGGGCGATTGAAGCCATTGCTTCCTTACTATTTGAATGAATCATATTGTGTTCTCCGCTGGTTGAACTTTCGTTGTGCAATTTTTTTTGATTTAGGATTCATCATTGATTTAAATATCGGATCTAAACCGCCAGATTGTCCGTGAGAGCATTTCTTTATTGTTAACCCTTGAGCTAGGTAGGCTTTGATCTTTTGATCGCTACAAGGGCTTACAGGCTTTGGTGGGGCTAAGTAGTCTTTCATGCTAGTTTGTAGGTCAAGGTGTTTCGTTTAAGTGTTGTAAAAATAGAGCATTTTCTTTCACCTGATATAACCATATCGCCTGACTTCTTTAACTCTTGCAGTCGGTGCTTAACGGCTAATTCATCCATATCTAAAATTGCCGCTATTTCTCGTCTAGTTTTAGGCTCACTGTTTTTCATTTTGTCTAAAATTCGCAACCGCCCTGTGGCTGCTTTGCTTAGATTAGTTTTAGGTTTTTTTGTCTGTAAATTTTTAAATTCAATATCAATTTCTATTTGATTATTTGAAAGCTGCCACTCGCCAGAGCTAGACAGATAAAAGTATTTATTTAAATGTCCAACTTTATAAAGCAACGGCTCGACTCTAAAGATCATAATTACAAACCCTCTCCCCAATCGGTGTTTCCAATGTCTAGCACTGTGGCTGCAAATTTTTGTTTTTGTATATCCCGGGCATTAAATCCACTGTTCAGTTTGTTAATAAATATCTGGCTATTCTCTTCTGGAATCACCCCAATGTTTTCAGCAAACTGTTCTAGCCTGCCTCCATCACGGCAAATTAAGGATAAGCAGTTGTATTTAGTTCCTTTGTCGTTTTGCCCCATGTGATAAGAAGATTTAGAACACCCATCAATCGCTTTTAAAATGTAATCAAGTTCGTAGCCTTGCTTTAAACGCGCATCAATAAACTTCTTCCTCTCAGGGGTTAACTTGCATGATGCGTTTTTCTTCATCACCATTACCCAGTAATCAAAAATAACTTGCACTTCATCGACAGGTTGAGGCGCAGGCTCGACAATGCTTTTATTGTTTATTGTTTCTTGTTTCTTGTTTACTGGTTCTTGTTTAGTTGCACACCCGTTCAACGTCTGTTCAACAGGTGTTGATTTCTGTTTAACCTTTTTACTTTTCGCTTGCCTCGCTTTGGCAGAAGCAATGCCTGCTTTAGCCTTGGCAGTAGTGTTAGCTCGGTATTTAGCAATCTCTAAATCACACCGGGCATGAGTATAAGTAGATCCAGAATCAACAAAAAACTCGCTCAATACATAAGACAATGAGGTTTTTTCTTCTTCGCTGTGGGCTAAAACTCGTTTAGATAAACGATCAAAGTCAACAGACTGTAACGGCTGTTCAGTGTCGTAGTAGAGCTCTATTAACTCTCTGTACAACGCACGTTCAACGCGTGTTAAATGGCGGGTAGAGTTATTGAAGTCGCCTATATTATGGCTGTAGTAGTGCATATATCTTTCCTATCTCATCTATCTCAACTATCGCTATTCATCTAACAATGTTTGGAATAGAGTCAGATCACGCATTTTCTGTTTATATTCTTTAGAGAGGGCTAATCGAATGACCGAAGATAAATCAGTACCCGTATGTTCCCCTGTAAGTTTTACAAACCGATACAATTTGTCGTCTAGGTGTACTGTTACGGGATTATTTAGCTTACCTTCCATCGGTTCTTCCTTGACTATTCAGCTTGAGCTATTTGAGTTAGCAGATAATGGATATGGTAAAGCCGCGAATCAGGAACAAACTCACCCCACTGAATTACAGCTTGGGGAGTTATGCCAACGGCTCTAGCCACCTTGGATTTATTGCCATAAGCGGCAATCACTTGGGCTGTTTGTATTTGTTTAGGTATCGTCATAGGAAAAATGATAGCGCGCTTTCAATAATAACGCAACACCTGTAAACGCAGTTTCATTAATACGTTGTAAACTGGCTTACATTTTTAACATTTATAGAGAACAATTAGACATGGATTTAGGAAAACGGGTTAAGGCTTTACGCAAAGCTAAAGGCTGGTCGCAAGAAGAACTAGCAAGCCGAACATCAATGAGTAGAGGCCGAATAGGTCAGCTAGAAACGAACCCGTTAGCCGAGGTGAAAGGAGCTAATTTAGTGTCTTTAGCATCGGCATTAGGCTTTTCAACCGAAAAGCTATTGTCAAAAGAAGAATTATTACTAATTGCAGGAGTAAAAACAAAACCATTAACAAGGAAAATCCCCATACTTTCGTGGGCCTCCTTGAGCAGTATCAATAAAGGAGAAAAATTAGTGCTAGAAAGTGATCGTTGGATTGGATGTCCTGACGATATTGGAGAAAACAGTTTTGCTTTAGAGGTAGAAAACGATCTAATGACTAGCAATTTGGGTAGAAGCTACCCAGTTGGCTCGTTTGTGTTCGTAGATCAGGATAAGCCTGTAAAGAGTGGAGACAGGGTAATAGCTGTAAACTTAAAAACGTTAGACTCAGTATTTAGAGAGTATGTAATTGAGGGCTCAGTAAGTTATTTGAAGCCTTTAAATACTCAATACCAAACTAAAGAGTGTGATGAACACACCGAAATTATAGGAGTAGTGGTCGGTAGTTATACGGCTGAATAATTATGTTGGTAATGAACTTAAATAATAACCGAGCAAAAAAGCTTGCATGGATGGTTCAAGATTGGCCTTGGTGGATTATCCACACAGACCGATACTTTAATTGCTTCCCTGCTGTTGCTTTAGATCAGCCCATATTTAAAAATATGGCAACAAATTTCGGAAACAACGAAAATGAGCAGTGTCAGCAAGGGCCTCCAACAACTTAAATCCCCTCCTATTATCTAAGAATTATTCCTAGTTATCATTTTCAAACCTTACAAAAACTATCTTTTTTTCAAAACTTTCCTTAAACGCTTGCTTAAATTTGTAAGCGTGCTAACATACATTGTACGTTATTGTTAAAAAGGAAAGAGAATGAACTCTATAAACTACTGTCATGTGACTTCCCAAGTTAACGCATACACCGACACAAAGGATATGCCTGACTTAATTTTAATTGACGCAATTTCAGAAATTACTCAAGAGTTGTTAACTCACGGCTCAATCATTATTGGCGGTGAAGAAATTCACGTTATGGATCTTTACCAGTACGGAGATCAAGACGATCAAGCCAACTTAATCTTTATGACGATCCGCGATCCTGAGAGCGCTAAAGAATTTGCAACCAAGATCATAAATGATTGTGCCACATCTTATTTTGAAAATAACCAGTTAGTTATTACCTACCTTGCCGACAAGCACTCGGAGTATTGATTATGACTAAAGAGACTTTAATCATTAATACAATCGGATGCTTGATATGGGCTATATGTTCAATTTGGTTTTGGATTGGGTTAACAGCATGAGCCGGGCATCAATTAATGTTTGGCTGTTTTTTATTTTAATAATCTTATGTGGAGTAGAAATATGAATCAAAGTGAATCAATACAAGAGTTAGCTAAGTCATTGTGCTTGGCTCAGGCAATGATGGGCGGTGCAGTTAAAGATAGCACTAATCCTTTCTTCAATTCTGGTTACGCTGACCTTGCTAGTGTAATTAAAGTAATCAAACCAGCTTTTGCAAAGCATGGATTATCTTTTATTCAACTGCCTGTAACGTCTGAGGGTGGTAGAGGTGTTGGTGTCTCAACGATGTTAATGCACGAATCAGGTGAGTGGTTGCAAGGTGAGTATTTGCTCCCTATGGATAAGGTGTCGGCACAAGGCGCAGGCAGTGCCATAACCTATGCAAGACGTTATGCACTTTCAGCCCTTTGCGGAATCCCTCAAGTTGATTTGGATGCTGAGGATATAACGTGCCACGAAGAAAATAAGGAAGAAGATAAGTCTGTCGTGATTGATATGACAAGTATGCCAAATGAATTGGATATGAGTCTCGAGGGGCTAGAAAATCAGCCAGCAGCACAACCTATAAAGCGAGTAAGCAAAAAACTTGTTCAAGATGTTGTGGCGTTAGTTCAGTCGAGCCAGCAAACAAACGAAACGAGTGAGCTTGTCGAGGCTTTAGGTGAGCTAAATCAAAATGAAAAACAGGTTATCTGGAAACAGTTAACAGGTAAGCAACAAGACTTTGTACGTTTAACTAGGAGAATGTAAATGAGTAATTATGATAACAACAACCGGGGCGCAGTTTGGCCTAACAAAGAAAAAAAGACTGACAGGCACCCGGATTTTACCGGGACTGCGTTAGTCAATGGTGTAGATCATTTTGTATCGGCATGGAAGAAAGGGCCAAGTAGTCACCCGGACGCGCCCATAGTGTCTTTGAGCTTCACTGTGAAAGACAAGCAACCTCACTCACAGCCACCGCAACAATCGCAACAAATGGCACAAGCTAAATCAAACAATATGGAGCAATGGGATAAAGGGCCTGATAATTTTGACGATGATATTTCATTTTAGGAGGCTGTTATGAAACCTCAAATTGTTCACAGTATTGATGAGAGTGATCCAGACGTTTGTCTGGATTGCGGGATGCACATAGAGCATGACGACTTTACATGGCATCACCCGGAAGCCTTGAGTGATGAAGATATGGGGGTAGTAAATGAATACTAGCGTAATAATAGAAGTGCCTATACCCATAACAATGCTTAGTGATGAGCAAATATTGGCAGAGATAAATAGGCGACACCTTTTAATAAAATGGGCTCGTAAGCCTGCAAAGGCTCAAGAATCAAAACCGAAAGATTGGGTTAAATTGGGATTGAGCCCTAGCACTATTGTTGAAGATTGGAATTGAAGGGGTTACAGTATGCTGGATCGTGTATTGATTAAAAAGTTTTGTGAGCAGTCAGGGTATTCATATACGGCTGTTTACAAGAAATGTGTTAACGGGGTATTTACTGAGGGAAAAGAGTTTTTCCGAGCCCCCGATAATCATATTTTTATAAGCAAGTCGGGGTTTGATAAATGGGTAGCAAGTACGTTGGAATCAAAGCAAGGGCGCAATCTTCGATTGAAATCGGCTTCTCGTATAAAGGCTTATGGAGGCGCGAAACAATCAGGCTCAAACCTACAGCCGCTAATCTAAAACGTGCCGCTAATCACCGGGCGTCAATCCTACATGAGATTGACCTCGGTACTTTTGTATATGCCTTAGTCTTTCCCGAATCCCCTAACCTACATCTTTTTGCCTCCGTAGAAACTGACACAACGATAGAAGAAGTGTTAAAGAAATGGTACAAAGTTAAAGCCCCTCAATGTCATTCATCCACTTTAGATGGATACAGAAAAATAGTATTCAATCAATTAATTCCTCAGTTTGGTGATATTTCTGTGCATGAGTTTCGAGCTCACCACATGAGAGATTGGATCATTAGCTGTACAAAAATGGGAAACAAACGTATTCGGAATGTGGTATCCCCACTTCGTTGCGCTTTATCGCTTGCCGTTACAGACCAAGTCATTGAGAAAAACCATTTACACCTATTTGTTTATGCCCGGTTAGAAACTGCCGCGCAAATAAAAGCTAGAGGCAAAAAACTTGATCCGTTTAACCTAGAAGAAATGAACCTAATTTTTGATACGGCAACAGGGCAAGAGCACAACTTATTTAAAACGGCTTTTTGGGCAGGCATGAGAACCAGCGAGTTATGCGCTTTACTGTGGGAAGATATTGATTTTGTTATGGGTACTATTAAAGTGGATAAAGGTTTAACTATGGCGGCTGATGAGGCCGAGCCACCTAAAACTATTGCCGGGGAAAGATTAATTAAAATGCTGCCTCAAGCAAGGAAAGCATTACTAGCCCAAAAAGAGCATACTTTTTTAAATGGGCAAGAAGTCTTTCACGACTCTTTGCATGGCAAGCCTTGGGTGGGAGATCAACCAATTCGTAAACGCTGGACTACTATTTTACGCAAAGCAGGGGTTCGTTATCGCAGACCCTACCAAACAAGACACACCTACGCTTCGATGATGCTGACTTCTGGCGAAGAGTTAGGCTGGTTTAGCCGCCAGCTAGGTCATAAGAATGTTAACGTCACTACTAGCATTTACGCTCAGTGGATAGAATTAGCAGGCCATGATGGGGGAAGTCTAATAGATGCTAAATTCGGGGACGGGGGTTCGATTCCTCAAGTGGGAACTGAACCAATAAAGTTGATTAAAAAGTGATCAATTATGGTCTAAAATTGGTACATATTACACAACCACTACACAGCGGGTTCGTAAGTCATTGATTCATATAGTATAGACGGGGGTTCGACTCCCCCCATCTCCACCACATAGAAGTACAAAAAGGCAGCGTTTTCAGATACTTGAGAGCGTTGCTTTTTTTTGTTGTGTAATAAAATAGCGCTCAATAGTACACAATTGCTCTGGTAACTACACAGAATCCTACACAAGATTGTAATATCGGGAAAAAATATTATTATTTTTAGGTGGTGTTAAGTCGGTTAATCTGAGTGATTTAGAACCACCCATAAAAAAGACCCCACCGGGGCCAAGGGTGGAGCAGGGGAATTATTTTAATTTACTGCCTAGCTTTCCTGTAACTAACTTTGTAAGCAGTCCACGCATACCAAACTTAACCACATAAACGCCAATCACTAAATATTGATACCACTCAGGCATTGAAGCAAATGATTCAAATGCTGCTGTAACTTCTGCCTGATACCCTAAAAATGACGCTGCTATAGGAACCAGTAACAGCGCAATCATAATTTCATCAAGGAATGATTTATCCATTGCCTGCATTGCAACAAGATCCAGATTAAAATCCTGAGTCTGCCCGTTATCTGCTAACTTGTGCGCTGCCTTTGCCCCGGCTACTTTTACATCAGCATCAGCTTCAATGCTTATAATGGCAGCGGCAGATTTTGCTTTAGCAACATTATTCTTGCCTTCAAGATATGTAGCGCCAAGACTTGCAATAGGATTTAAGAAACTGAGAAAGCTCATAGTTAATCCTTAATTTCAAAATGAGGATAGTCTTGCCAGCTTTTCCAAAGTCCACCCCATTTCAACTCATAGCCTAATTGCGCTGAGGCTTGCAACATAGATGCGGCACATAGACTAAGGGCAAGTTTATCCCAACTTGCTTTTCCTTCCACAAAAGCAAACAGGTCAATGGCCTTCCCTGTCTGGTGGTATGAGAGGTTAGTACGTCCATCGGCCTTAGACTTGCCAGCGGTGTACAGTGATGCTTGATCTTCGGTACTGCGAAAGCCTCCGCTGGATGGGACGCCAAAATCAATAGGGCTGATAGTAATAGCGAGTTCAACAATGTCGATAAGCCGATCATCTATCCCCTCCATGTTTTTCATGCTGTTCTTGCCTAATTGAAACGTCATTAGATTCTCCCCATTACATAAGACGACACGCCACCCAAGGCCGCTGCCAAGATGATTACCCCGGCAGCCATACCCTTGCCTTTGGCTAGTTGTATTTCTTGAGCAGCTAATCGGTCATTAAGTTTAGCCATAGTCTTGGTCAACGATTCAACGTCTTTGTTTAACTGAGTAACCGCGCTGACCAATTGGCCTGCTTCAAAGTCTGGCATACCTGACATTTTTCTATCTCACATAAACGGCAACGCCAAACAGCGCAGCCATAATTACTATTAATATTCCAAAAACTTTCATTGCTACTGCTAAATTTTCGTCAAGTGCTTTTGCTCTTGCTGCCTTTCTTTTACGTTCTGCCAATTCAGCTTCTTTTTGTTCTCTGGTGTAAGCTGCTTTAAATTTCAAGAAATCAGCATAGCCTTGAAGCCTTTGCTTATTTAACATGAATTTTAATTCTTCTTCTTGCTTAGCCAATTGTTCTTTGGCTTGGAACATAGCAAGCACGTCCCCTTTACCACTCGCTGCTGCTTTGGCTATGGTCTTTTCAGCACCAAAATATTCACCTACCGCCTTGCCTGCGTCAGCTAGTTCCCTACCATTGGCTAGTGTTTGCTTAATAATTGCAAAAGAAGCGTTTGCAATAGCAAGCTCGGCTAACAACGAGCCACCCAATGCAACGTAGACAAAGGCCCACGATCTTTGTAAGCAACGACACCCGTAACTTTTGCCACGCTGTAACGCTCGGTCACTTCACGCTGGCTTGTTTGAGGTTCAACCACGATTGTCTGTCCCACTGGCGCAGGCATAAAGACGGGATAAACCTCACCGACTGTTGACCACATTTACTTCTTCTTCTTTGGTTTCTTAGTAGGTTTTGATGGGGGACGACCTTTCGTAGTCCCATAAGTACCTTTGCCTTGAGGCATAGTTATTCTCCTTCTATAATTTTCCAAGCTGTTGCTGATTCATCCCACTCGTATGCTTTTCCATCATCGGGCATAGCTGTAGGTGCTTCCCATTGGCAAGTATCTTCTACTAATGTCCATGATGGATAAGGCTTTGGTGCTATGAAAGCATCCCTGCCAGCATCGTAAATAAAACCTACACCAGCGTAGTTCTTTCTAAATGAACCACTGTAAGATGTTTGTACCCAAAGAAATGAATCACCTACTGCACCTGAGTTGATAAAGTCCTGTTCAGTTACGATTACTTCTGTAACTACATTGTTATCTAGTTTTGCAAAATGACTCATGCTGCGTACCTCACAATTACGATGCCAGAACCACCATTAGCTACAGTTCCTTGACCATTGCCACCAGCACCACCACCTGTGTTTGCAGAACCTCCAGTGCTGTTAGTTCCAATAACATAGGTAGAGCCATTACCGCCACCACCAGAGCCTCCAGAGCCTCCTGTACCAGCATTAGGATAAGCATAGCCAGTACCACCACCTCCACCAGCGTAAGTAACAGAAGAACCAGATATAGAAGATGCTAAACCAGCACCGCCAGCACCGCCAGTTGACCCAGAACTATTACCACCAATTGCATTTGCACCACCGCCACCGCCACCCGAATAACTTGGGTGGGCAGAACCACCACTACCACCTGCATTACCTTGACCTGATGTGCCAGCACCACCAGTAAGTGTTGAACTATCAGTTCCACCACCTCCACCAGAGCCACCATCAAGTCCACTAGCGTTACCTCCGCTACCAGAACCACCCCCACCCCCCAAACTTACTATGGAGTTAAAAGAACTATTTGAACCATTTGAGCCTTTTACATTAGCTACAATACTACCTCCACCTCCTGCTCCTACTGTGACAGTCATAGCCTCACTATTAACAGCACTTGAGGTAGATGTTCTATAACCACCAGCACCACCACCACCATAACTACCGCCGCCACCACCTCCAGCGACAATAAGGTATTCAACAGTGCCGCTTTGGTTAGGTGTAAATGTACCTGATGATGTAAAGGTGTGAATCTTATAACCACCAACTGTTGTGATTGTTCCACCAGTAGCACTGAATGGAGCGTCACTAATTAATTTCCAAGCAGTGCCGTTGTATACTTTCATAGCAACTACGCTAGACGTAGTATCAAACCACATATCACCTTGAGCAGGACTTGAAGGTGCTGTAGAAGATTTAGTTAATTTTGCTTTAGTATCAGCCGCTTCTCTTGTTGCACTTTTTGTCATCGTCTAATCTCCTGCGCTTTTATTGCGCTTCTGCCCAGATAGCTCATCCTGCGATCTCCATTAGTGTGATTGATGAAAGGGTATCCCCTGCACTATCATCATAATTAGCAGATAAGGAGCTAGAACCTCCTATTTTCATCTGGATTTTATAAGTAGTAGCACTGGTAGTAGCGGGTGAGTCTAAGTGAGTACCTGTTACAAGTCCTATTACTTGACTAGAAGCTGCAAATAGAGCGTACCCATGAACAGCTATTGATGTTGAACCTCTTACTAGCTGTATAGTTATTGCCGACCCTGCAACAGCTTGATATAAACTAGGGCTATAAATAGCTAAAATATTACTAGATGTGGACGAGGGGGTAATTGTCGCTGTTAACCCTGTATCAACATAACTGCTTGATGTTGTATCAACTTGAGTTGAAGTAGCCCCATGAACAACCTGCAACACAGCACCCGTAGCTGCCTTGATGTTATCAATGCCAGTAGCACCCGTTATAGTTGTAGTCATAACTTACCCCTTTGGATTAGCTGACTTCACTGCTGCCCGTAGAGCCTGTAGATCAGTCAAGGTGTCACCACCATCAAGCAAGGCATGGATACACTCTTGCAGGTTTGGGTACGCTGCTTGGCGGTCACGGGCATACGCTGCTGCGTCATATTCAGCTTGGAGTTCAACAATCTTAGCTGCGATAGCTGAGTCTGTTGGTTGTGTTTGTACTTCGTCAAGCCAAGTTAATTCATCTCCACGGAGTACCCATTGGGCGTTTGGAGTTAGTGCTTGTAATGCTGCGACTTTATCGGT